GTGGTGTCTACAGTAGTAGAGTTAACGGTAGTAAGCGTAAAGGTATCGCCGGATGAGCCTGTCTGCATATCCTTAAGTTGAGCCATAAGCTCACGGATAGCATTGTTAATACCGGATGGAGCGCAGCCTTCTGCAATGTCGATACCGTCAATGTCGGTGTTATCGCCTGGTGTTGCGCTGAATTCCGAAATCTTTGTGCGTGCCATGTTTTGTCCTTATTCCTGATCTTGAATGTTGCCTAAACCAAAGGCTGGTCCGTAGCCACGCTCTAAAGCGTACTCGTATAGCTTCTTGGATACTTTCTGTACGTTAGGCTGTGTGGCTTTTTTCATTAAATCCGCAGCTAACTTAGGGTCTAGCATGGCATCAATAAGCAATGCCTTAACCTGTTCATCCGGTCCACTATAGAGCCAATTAAGAGGCTTAACAATAGCGTTGGCAACAGTTGGAGCTTTTGCATAATCAGGCGGTCTGCTCATCAATCCACCAATAATGTTTGCCATTGAGAAGTTTTTGAATGTATCTGATCCGGCAGGTTTAACTTTATCAATAACTAAGCTGCGGTCTATGTCATCCGAAATATTACGCAACACGCCAAATTGAGTCTTGCTTAATGTCTTCTCTAAATCACCGGATGCGTCATCCACAAGTTTGCGAAACTTAACCGGAGCAATCCCACGAAATCCTGTTGTCGGGTCTTCCGTACCTGTTGCCACGCTAGATTTGATGTCTCGCAGCATCTCAATTTGATTTATAGGCTTAGACATTTGAGCAAATGTATTCTTGTAATCACGGAAGCCAGGAGCGCCCGCCTCGATTACATCGTCCATTGAGTTACGCAAGCTCATTAACTCTTTCATGGCTTGACCACGAGCGTTCATGCTCAGATCACCCTTTGCCTTGCCTGTAATAATGTCGTTAATGTCTTTCCTGATTTCGTACAAGTACGCAGGGTCAGCATTGCCATCTTTTGCAACTTTCTGAATACGTCCTTTTAGATCAGTAAATACACTCTCAATTACCTGTCTAGCTCCAGATGGAGACTTTAAGATAGAGTCAATCGTTTCGTTAATTGGATTTATTGCGACAGGCTGTGAGTTTGCAAATGCTTTGTCACGCAATTCACTTGTAATCAAATTGCGCTTATCTTCTGCAAGTTTTAATACATCTCGTGTTGCAGAGTTTTCAACAAACTTATCTAGCAGGATATTGCGTGCTGCGTTGTTTTTGGCGTAAACCTCAGAGAATCGTCCTGTAGTCTCTAATGTTGCCAATGTACGCTCTGCACCTGCCAAGCCATAGTCTTTAGCCGCAGCCGCAGTTGTAGGCGTAACTCCTGGCACTGTTGGCGTATAAGATTCAAGGTTAGCCAATGCTTGCGTCCTATCTCGTGATAACTGAGACAACACATTACCCGCTGTAGACTCAACACCCTGTCTTGTCATTGGGGTAACCATTTCACGCAATCCACGGGTAACAGCCGTAACGCCTTGCGGCACAAGAGGACCGAGCAAACCACCCGCCAATCCTGCCGTTAATTGAGCACCTGCGCCACCGCCTTCCTCTCGCACGCCACCAGCAGCACCAGAAGCGGCAGCAGCCGATCCTGCTTGCATACCTAACCGTTGCTTAAACAAGTCCAAGGCTGACCTTGCACCTGCCGATACAAGAGGTGTAGCTGCTTGCGCTAATTTTGCAGTACCGCCAACGCCCGCCATGCTAGATGCCACATCTTGCGCTACTCTTTCAGTAGCATTTTGTGGAACAGGTAAACTTGCGGAAGTCATGAGGTTTTGTGCTGACTGAGAAGCAGACGGTAGATTAACGCCAGGTATTAAATTTAGCCCTGCGTTCATTACATCACCCGCCATTAAAGGCAGACTTGCAGCACCGCTAATTCCTGCACGAGCAGTTAAGCCGAGTTGCCTAACAAGGTCAGACAACATATCAGTTTTCTTTGGCTCTTGTTTAGCAGGGGAAATTCTTTGAATCGCAGCAACAATTTCCTTTTCTGACATATCGTCAGGAAATTCAACCTCACCGACACCAGGCACTTGAACAAGTTTGCTCATCGCTGCTCCTCAAGTTTTCCTGTTTTAGAATTATAAACCCACCTTGTTGGAGGCTGAGTTTGTGTTTGAGTTTGCGTTTGGTTTTGTTGCTGCGGTCTAAGTCCAGCGGCTTGAGCACCAGCAGGGCTTGCCATAATTTCTAATTGTTTTTGAGCATTTTGGCGAGCTATGCGTTTTTGTTCAATAACAGCACTAGAATCACCTGGCTGTGGGAAATAAGTCCTAATTTCGTCTTGCATTTCTTCCGCACCAATCACAGCACCGGATTCTTTACGCAGTTTTGCTCTAACCCAATCTGCTTGTGCTTGCCTATACTTTTGTGTTTCAGCTCCTGACACAATATTTTGTGCGGTTGACCCAACCATAGGTATCGAACCAGCAGCAGAAGATACAAAGCCTGGTTGTTTTCCTGCTATTTCAATTGGCGTCAAAATCTTTTCTGCTTCATTCATTCTTAACAAATAACCGGATGCTGACGCTTGATCAGAACTAAGTTTAGGAGCAGGAGGAGTAATAATATTACCCTCTGCATCTCGTGCAGGAGTTACTCGTCCACCTTGCGGATTAAACACAGTACCGCTAGGAGCATCGTATTGCAGATTAGGGGACTTTGCGCCACCAATAGGTTTAAATTGCCCTGTATTTTCATTTACTAACGCTTTAAACTCACGACCTTCATCATCGTACAAAGTTTGCATACTGATTTTACCTTTTGGCGCAAGCGTAGTGCCATCCGGTAATGTTGCAGGTCTAATCGTACCAAGCGAGCCAACCATAACACCAAACTCAGGAGATAACGAAAATGTCTCACGCTGTGCGGCTTGTGGTGCAACACCCTTCGGAATACGAGCAACAATATCGCCCTGCTTCGTGCGAATCTGAACCTCGTTGCCAACATCAACCTGAATAGTCTCAGGTCCGGCAGACTTCTGCAATGCTTCCGCAATCTTGCCGCCCATCTCAGGGAATTGCACAACTAATTGCTGTAACTTGGCGTAGTCCGGTTTGCCGTCTACAAAGATTCCAGGCAATGCAGCCTTAAGCTCTTGCTGCTCACGCATCTTTTGTTGTTGCTGTAGGCGTGTCATTGAGTCAGTCAGGCTTTGTTGTGCTATTTGCCGACCACCCATAATAGATGATCCTAATGCCGCACCTAATGATGTTGGCATAAGAGATGGACCGCCAGCTTGTAGTAATCCGCTCGCCACGCCCAATAGTCCGGCACGTTGAGCCGCAGCCATTGGGTCTTGCTCGTCGCCGATACCAAGCAAACCTGAGAAAAAATCAACCATAATTACCTCACAATAAAGATGCTGGACGTTGCCGCATCTGTTGCATTTGTTGGAGTTTCATTAACTCTTCGTATGGACTTGCTACAGCCACTTGCTGTCCAGCTTTAACTTGTGGACGCAATGTTGGTGGAGAGATAGCTTGTTGCGCTTGTTGTGCATAACGCTGCATAGCAACATTCTGTAGGTCGTATGGATTACGCCGACCTTGTGAACCTGCCGCTTGACCGCTTGCCAACATAGCCGCAATTTGCTGACCCTGTGGAGTGTTTAGCAACTCAACCATTTTAGGGTCTAAATTACCGCCTTCACCTGTTCCGATTGATCCTGACATAATTTACCCCAATAATCCAAGCAATCCAGCGCCAGCACCCACAGCGCCACCCAATGTGCCGTAATCTTTACCGCCCAAAAAAGCGCCTAATGAAGCGCCACCAAGCACGTTTGCGCCTGTGTTGCGATAAATAGGCTGTGTGGTTTGCTGACCCATAGGAGCGCCATAAGCCGCCGATAGGAAGCTCTGTAACTTAGCTGCGGGTAGATTCTGTTGGAAGTTGTAACGCTGCATAGCGTCTGCAAGAGCCGCTTGCTGATAGCTTTCTTGAGCCTGACCAACTTGGTACAGTTTATCAATGTCTGCATAATCAGCTTGTGCAAGTGCAGGAGACATCTGTGCGGCTTGCAATTGTCGAGCGTAATCAGCGCCATACAAGTTACCAATATTGCCCATTGCAGCCTCTTGGCGTGCTCGCTCGGCATCGTAATTCTGATAGGCTAGTTTACCTGCCGTATCTGTCAATGCACTAGCAAATGTACCTGCCGCACGATCCTGTAGCTGACCCATTGCGCCTGAGCCGTAACGACCTGCTCGGCTTGTGTTGGATGCTACTTGTTGCATTTGGTCTTGGAAAGTCGTACCCGCAGCACGAGCCGCAGCATCAAACGCACCGCTAAAGAATGGATTACCCGATAGGTATTGACCGCTTGCCGTACCTTGCATCTGTTGGATAGCAGGGTTAAATGTATTCTGCATACCGCTAACAGTCTGCTGCGCTTGAGGCAGTAACGGGTTTCCAAGTACGGCACGATTAGCGCCGAACTGTAGAGCCTGTTGTGTAGACTCGGTAGGCGATACATAGCCCTGTCCTGGGTAATACCCTGGCACGCTAGGGTTTTGGTATAGCTTCTGCGCCTCTTGTAGACCGTAGCTAATGTACGGCTGCATAGCAGGATCAATCTGCTGCGTGACTACCTGTGTGCTAGGTGTGCTTGAACCACTCATTTCAACTCCTTAACCCATGTACGGGGTATAAATCCTAATTTGTTAGCTACTCTTGACCATCCGGCTCGGTTTGTATCAAAAGTGATACGCCTCGCTCCTGTTTCTCTTGCAATCTTTTCTATCTGCTCAACACCGTCTACCAATAAATCACTTTCAACAGCCCAAGCGCACCAAACATGGCAAGTATCTCCATTTGGTTCAAGGATGAAAAACCCATCACTATTGCCATTTTCTGATTTAACCAACCATATATGCGCTTGCTGATATATCGCTTTGGCATATACATCTTCCGGTATCCATTCCTCCGGAGATTTCCGTAGGATTTTGTTGAGTCCAAACTTAATAAAGTCCCAATGCTGTTTGATCGTGGACTGCGTGACGTATTCATATCTCATCCGATAACCACATATCCGTAGGTTTTATCTGCCGTACTGTTGGCATAGTGAGTGAGTGTTGCACTTCCATTCGTTTGTGCTGAAATGTATACATTTGTTGACGCAGACGGAGCGACATATTGCATCGTTGCTATAACAGATGGTGTAGCAGGTCTTGTAGGCGTTGTTTGTGCTGCCAAATAATCAAGGCGTACAGTAGTGCTAGTGGTAGACCACATCATTTCAATGTAATCATTAGCTTGTAATTCAAAGTAAAAGTTAACCGCAAATACACAACTTCCATCTATTGATCCGTGTCTAGCAATAATACTTAATTGCGTATTGCTATTTACAATATCTGAGCCATTCTTTCTAAACCAAACAGAAACAGCGTGTTCCTGTGAGTCAGAATTAGTAAACTGGACACTTGTTTGGAAGTTGTAAATACCGTAGTTTTTAACCGTAACCCTAGAGCTACTAGCTACGCTTACACCGTTGGAAAAGTCTGTCGTATCGTAAGTTATTGCGTATGCTGTATTAGCCGCCGCAGCCGATTGGTCTGCAAGGCTTTGAAACGAGCCGTATGGCGCTGTATCAGCCTCGGCAGCAGCAGATACCGGAACTAGGATAATAATGCTGTCAGCACCGATCCTAGCGTCATTTATAGTGGTTGTAGTAGCACCGCCTGTAGCTAGAGTCACCAAGCCTGTGTTATTGGTCTTACCATTCATAATGCCGTTGACAATCTCAGCCGTAGCTCGTGGATCGCCACCAAACGGAGGTAAAACTCTAAACATTATCGAGTACCTATTGGGGTAATGTCTACATCAATTGCCGCAGCCCTAGACCAATTAGCACCTGTCGGCACAAGTTTCAACCTGTGGTACGAACCCGTAGACCTGAGAGACACACGGTTCTCTGTGCTTGCCGCTGTGGTAGCACCAAAGATTACCTCTGTATCTAGCCGACTACGAGAGAACACAGCCACCTCTGCCGAACCATTATCCACCTGCGGACGGGCTAACTTAACGATAGACTGTGGACCTGCTTGAAAGTCTCCGGTCTGTATGTCTGCCGCTTTTGGTTGACCCGTATAAGTGATAATTTTAGCCCCATCCGCACCTGCCAATAGAACCTTACCACCCGCCCATAGGCGAGAATCTAAGCTCGTGCTCAGGCTGTCCATCGTGCCGTATGCGTCCAAGCCTTCCAAGGTAATCGTGGCACTAGCAGCCGTAGCGATATAGTCTGCGCTTGTGTCTGCGTGCGTCCATTTCTTAGTCTGCCAGTTATAGATCAGCAAGGACTTAGAGCCAAATACGTTTGTATAGCACCATATAACTAGGCTGTTAATCGGGTCAATAGCGCTAGACATTTGGTTAATAAGTGACGGGTTAGCATCCGCAAAGAAGAATCGGTCTACTTTCTCAGCACCGATAGGAATAATGTTTTGTCCGTCACAAGCATAGAAACCATCGTCCGAGAGGAAGTACGAGGTCGGTCCGTACTGCACAATTGACCGTGATTCGTAACATCCTAAGTTGCGGGAGATGGTGTCAAACTGAAAGAATAAAGGTGCGCCAATGTAAGACATACGCACAATGGCTCGCTCTAGGAATACTAGACCAAACTCACCACCACGCACGCCCTGAATGTCTCCACCATCCGGTATGTCTTGATAATCCGATTGAGAGGTAGTACCGGATACCCAATCCGTCTCATCGTTAATATCAGACCATAAGACACGGTTGGCGTTAGCTGCGGTTCTAGCCGCCACTACAAAGTCTCGCACAACTGTTACAAAAGCCGCAGCCGGAGCAGATGCGGACAGGTCAGCAAAGTTAGTAGACGAGTTAAGCGTCCAACCTTGCAAGACGTTTGTACCGTTTGCCGCAATAATTACCCGACCGAACTGTGTGTAAGACCACCGATCCGTACTTGTGTACGCACTAGCGGTACGGGACACATCGTCCATTGTTGCGTCTGTCGAGTCAAACTTAAATATCTTTGTTGCACCCGCACCAAATAGCGTAGTCGTACCTGCAAACTTACCCGCAAACACCGTTAGGATGTTTTGGGATGCGTCTTGCGATAAGTTAACCTCTGAGGTGAATGGACCGTAGCCAATTCCCATAGGGATTACGTTCTTGGCTTCCGTAAGAGCGCCAGCTAAGCCAGGCTGATCCGGCATCCATTCGCCTAGATTTATCCTACTCTCTGCCATGTGTTATTCCCCTGAGCCACAGGAGTCCATGTATTAGACCCCGCTGGTATATCTGTCCATGTGTTAGACCCGAAAGTCTCATCCGTCCAATTCTCGCCTAAACGCTCGCCAGCGCACACAACAGTACCGAACACGGTAATGCTCATGCTTGCGCTTTGAATCACTCCTGCGGCTGCGTAGGCGCTTGCAATGCCATTAGCAATGCCACTACCTAAGTATTGAACACCGCCTAAGCAAGTTACCGATCCGATACCCGTAATAGAGGCTGTAGCCGAACGGATACGGATTGCATCTCCCGATACCGTAGCGCTACCCGATACACTTGCGCTAGACATTCGTATGCGGATAGGTGTGCCGGAGACCGTAGCGTTTCCACTAATGCTTCCTACACCTGCCAATATACGGATAGCGTTAGCAATAGCTTGTGCTGTGCCTGTAACACTTGAGCTAAATTCTAGGATACAAGTGTTAGCAGAAGTCCATACGGAACTATCGAGCGAAAATGCGAGACTATCTAGCGTGCCGAACTGATCTAGTCCTTCGAGCGTAAATGGTCCGCATACGTCAGCCATAATTAAGCCAACGTAACGGTCAAGCTACCTGCTGCAATCTTAAATACATCGCCTGTATCAATCGTCTTGCTTGTCGTAAGCGCACCGTGATACAAAAGGTTGCCGGATGTAGAAGCGTCTAAGATACCAAACCATCCAATCGTTCCCCATGAGCCTGTGGCTTGGTCGAACTGAATGTCTGCGCTAGTTACGCTTACACCGTTAGATGGTGCTGCAAAGGTAGCTGATTTACGGGTATAGGCATTGCCGGATACTTCCGTACCTGTACCTGCGTCTGTAGGGTCAGAGGTAAACAAGCCCACATAAACGGTTGCTGGTGCTGAGTAATTCGTAGCACGCAGAGTACCGTTAATAAGTGCGTTTTCCAAGTAATTGCTAAGAGCAGCCATGTTTACCTCGCTGTAAGTGTCATTGTAAGCGGAACGCCACTATATTGTGCGGCTTCATCCGATGTATTTGTTGATGCTAAACCTCTGTCATACATACCCGCCCATACCTGAATCCGTGAATCGTTCATAAGGTACGGCTCTGCCTCGACCAAGGATGCGTAAAGCAGTAGGTCAGGGCAAACGGCTAGGAATGTATTGCTAGGGTTTGAGCTTGTTAGGAACGCTGGTGCTGCGTAATACAGAATCTCAATCGTGTACGCAGTATCCGGTACGGGTGCAAACTTAAACTCGGTAGCCAAAATGGTGTAATCCAATGGTCTACCTGATTCAGTCACACGAGCGTTACGAGAGAATACGGATGGGGAGATGTAGTTTAATGGCGTAACGGGGTTAGTCAACAATGTAAGGTCACGCACCTCTAGGAAGTCACTAGGCAAGGCTACGGTAGCATCGCCACCCGTAGTGCTTGTAGTGGCTGCGTTCATCATCTGCCGGATACGCAAGTCCCTACGCAATCGTGTCTCGGCTAAGCGGATAAAGTCCGGTATCTGAGCCGTTAGGTCACTTCTTGCGAGATAGCTTGCGATTGTTGTTTGCAGGTCGCTGTATGTTGTTATTGCCATGTTTTACGTCATCCCATCCGTATTCTTTTGTGCCTATATGCTTGATTAACGGGCTTAGGTCGTGATCGACATAAGTTTCTATCCCGAAATCTAGCGCCTTGACGCAGAAATGTACATCCTCGCCAATAATGTCTCCATCATCCTTCCAGATAATGTTAAACCAAGGCTTAGGGATTTCCCTAAATACTTGAGATTTAACAAGCGTAACCCCGAATCCTACGGCTGTTACCTGTTCTATCCCTTGCTTGCCTCTACTTTCTACCTTGCGTAATACGGCAGTATCTTTCTCGATCTCCAGATTTAATGCTGTCGGGAGAATTGGTGCTCTTCGTGTTGTAGCGTTAACTCCCAAGATAGGTACTTTCCGGCTTAACATCACTTCTAGCGTATTTGCCGGAAACCGCATATCTGAGTCAATCCACAGGAGCGCTTCCGCACCGTCTGCTAAAGCATCGTCTGCCAACATCTCACGCTGTGTAAAGATTAGCGTGCCTGGCATCTGTAATAAAGTTATCTTGTGGTCGGTATTTCTTGCTGTGTAACCAACCATATTTGCTAGGTCAAAGGCAAAGCCCGACATAACACTATCACGGCATGGTACGCATATAGCTATCTTCATATATTCCCTGGGCGAACACGCAAAAATCGGTTATCAGGATTGTTGAGAAATGAAGCAAATGCGCTTTCGTCAACAACTGCGAACCCTCTCATAATACCCTTTCTATTCAGATCATCAATGACCGTGTAAGGTATCCGAGCTATATGTGTTAAATCACCCCAACGGTCTACAGAAGTAATGCTGTTGTAGTCCCGCTTGTTTGCTTCTAGTATTTCTGAAATATCTTGTTTGGTTTCGAGGATTAGTCCACCATTTCCGTCATCGTGGGCTACCGTATGTCTACCTACTTCGGTGTCAACATTAAATAGTTTTTTCATAATCCTAGTGGTGGGGTAAAGCCGAAGCCCTACCCCTATCTCAAGTTGAGATTACAGCGCCATGTTCAGGTCAGCGACCAAGCCGTGGGCTGCTTCGTTACGCATTTCAAGCGTCAACTCAGCAAGAATCTGAGTCTTGTCGCTATCGCCAGCCTTAGCCAATTCGTTTGTTGCGAATGGGCGTAGGTAAGCAACTGCTGCGTATTCTGGATCAAGAATAAACGCATCGCTTGCACGCATGAAACGGTTAGGAACAACAGAGACCGAACCGAAGTCCGACAGGTACACGTCAGCCGCACCAATAATGGTGGTAGGAGCATCGGCTGGAGCCATGTAGCGCTGTGCAGCAATACCTGCAAAGCCCGACACTTTCTGCTTACCTGCTGTACCAACCAACAATACTTTTGGCGAACCACCCGAAGAGTAAACGGATGCAATCACGTTCTTGAGAAGAGTCTCAGTAAACGTGCGAGCAGTACCGTCCGAACGGGTAGACACACCGATAGTTGTTGGGTTTGCACCGTTAGAGGCTTTGTCTACGTTGCTGGTCAACCACGACAACATCGAACCCATTGTACGGGCTGTGCTTGACGAACCTGCGCTACGACCTTGGTTTGCACAAAGGATCGTTTCGATGTCACGCTTCAACTCGCTTGATGCACGAGCCAATTGGTAAGCCTTTTCCGACTTGCGACCTGCTTTGTTAACAGTCTCAAGAGTGCCGGACACCTGAATCGTCTTTTGAACGATCTGTGTGTAGTTACCAAGGCGGGTTGTTGGGCTGAGTGTTGCCGATGTAGCGTCAGCACCTTCAACTGCTGCGTTAGCAGTAGTAGCGGCTGCCAACGAGTCTGTCTGCCACTCGTGGTACACGGCTGTAGCTTTAGCACGAGCCAAAGTGTTCAGCAATGGGGTTTCTGTTGGGGAGATGTTATAGATAACATCGGTTAGGTCTTCACGCTGACCAATGGCGCTATGTGCGGTAAATGTAGGCATAATAATTCCTTAAATGAATCGTTCAAATACGCTCGCTGCGTCTCGGATTTTTCCGCTTTGCTTGAGCTTGTTTTGGGCTTTCTTAGTCTGATCTGCATTTGCATCCGTTTGACGGGATACGCCAGCCTTGAGCATCTTAGGGGCTTCGTTAACCTTTTTGGTTACGGTTGCCTTGTTGCCCATTAGCTTTTCGTATTGCATCGCACGATACAAAGTCAGAACGGCACGAGAGTCATACACACTAGCCAACTCTTCGTCCGACCATCCAATTTTTTTAGCATAATCTCGTATGTCTTTTTTGACCTGTACGGACTTCTGCTCGTCTGCATACTCGGGTATTGCCTCTGCTAACTTCTGCGCTTCAGTAGCTAAATGGCTATTTAAGTTTTGAGTCTGCTCCGCTTGTTGCTGTTGGGCAATGCGTGCTCGCTCTAGCTGAATAGCTTGTAGCTGCCTCTCTCGCTGAGTTTGTTCGGCTACCTTTACTGCAAACCCAATCGGGTCGGTTTCCTTAAGAGCTTCTAGGTTTTCCTGCGGCTCACGAGACTTTAATGCGGTCTCAATTAGTGCAAGCCTAGCTTGGTACTGATCTCTCTCTGTCTTTGCTTGCTCGATTACTTGGCGCTCAGATTCGACCTGCTTGCGCTGTTCTGCGAGTGTTTGGGTTTTCTTGGTGTAGTCTGCCTCTCGTTGATAACCTTTGATTAAGTCATCGAGCGTAACCTCTATTTCTTCACCCGAGGCTTTCACCTTGTAGCGAGGTTTCTCTTCTACTTGCTCTTGGTCTTCAACTTGCTCACCATCGGATTCGGATTGCTCCTCGTCTGACTGTGCTTCCTGAGTTATCTCTTCGGATTCCTGTGCGGTATCTGGTTGCTCTTGCGAGTCCTCACCACCCATTAGCCCTAAAAATGCTCCGGCGGCTTGATCCACCGAAAGCGTCCCATTTCCCTCTGCGGGAGTCATGTTTTCGCTCATTTGATTACCCTAATGTTGCTAGATACTGTCTAGCGCAGTTTTGCACCATTTGGCGCATATTCCTAAAATATCTTCCAGCGTTTCTCGTTGATCTTTGCGTCATCCGCAATAGATTGAAAGTGAGAAATAATCTGCTCAATCGTGGAGTAATTCCGGTAGGCTTGTTCCCGACCGTCTATGTCCTCTGCGTTTGAGTTAACAATCTGTGTGACGTACATCTGTTTAAGCCTTTCAATCTCTTCTACAAAAAACTCGTCTCTCAAAAGGCTTGCTGCACGCTCTGCTTTGTTCATACCAACCCTGTAGGAGATATTGGTGCTGTAGGTAATGCTTGTGGTGCGTATGCGTCTCCAAACCTACCCGCACCGAAGTACGGTCCTGCGGTCGGCAAGCTAAAGCCTGGGAACAAGTTAGCTAGGTTTGCATTGGCACTATCAATCGTGCCTCCACCGTAGCCGTATGGATTACCCGCCATAGAGATATAGTTACCCATTGCGCTAGGCATACTAGATACGATTGCCTTTAGCTGATCTGCGCTAAGGCTAGGTGTCGTACTTGTGCCACCGCCACCACCCTGCTTAGGGGCTAGTGCGCTTAACGCTGCTAAACCACCTAGAGTTAGTCCACCCTTAATGAGTGAACCCATAGCACCTGCGGGCAACATAGCCTCAAGGGAAGCCATGAGACCAGGGTTTGCAGCTAATGCACCCTGTACGCCAAACTCAGCGCCTAGACCGCCTTGTGATGCTGCGGCAAGCGCTTCTGCGGCACTCATGCCACCTGCGCCAGCCCCTATAGCGCCTAATTCCGTAGCGGGTAGTAAGCCACCCATCTCTACCGGAAACGCCGTAGCGACCGCTCCTGCGCCTTCTAGGGCGGGTGCAAGATAAGCACCTGTGCCTAACGCTGCGGCTGATGCTAGAAACTTCCAAAAGAACGGGTCTTGAGCTGCTCCGGCAAAGTCACCGCCAATAGTGCCTAAGATACCTTTGTTCTCAACCGGACGGTAAGCAGACTCGCCTAGCGTTCCGGCAATAGCAGGAATACCTGTATTGGTATAAGTTATCGAAGTAGGGTCATCAGCGCCACGCAGGTAAAGCCTTACACCCTCTGCATCCACCATTTGCACAGGAGTAGACGCTGTTGCTTTCTCCCCTGGCTTTAGGATGGCGTTCATAGACTGAGGTGTTACCACGCCACCTTGCGATAGCACACCCGCTACATTCCCACCCGCATCGTAATAAAGAGTAGGATTGCCTTTGATATTGGGCGCTTCACCTGTCAATCCGCCTGTGTCTACAGATACCTGTGGAGCAGCGTATGTAGCCTCCATTGCCGACTGCATAACAACTCGGTTAGCATCGGAATGGCTTAGACCTGATGCTCGTGCGGCATCGTAAACTTCCATCAACCGCCAATCTTCAGGGGATGCCTCGTATCCGCCGCCATGCAAGCGCATAGAGCGTCCACCGACTACGCTACCACGCTGCTGAAATGCACCCATAGGTAGCATCGAATCGTGTTTGTATCTCATGCAATCACCTTAGTGAAATTCTTTTCGTAATTCATGTAGCCTAAAGACTCTATTAAGCCCGTGTGGTCGTGATCTACTTTGCAGCTAATCATCACCCGTTTAACATCGGCATTACGCAATACATTCTCTGCGTATCTAAACATTCCCTTGCCAATGCCGTTACCCCTGTACTCAGGAACAACGTAATACCAATCCTCTTTTGCTATCCTGTAGCCATTGTGCCGGATGTGGTCAGCAATAAAGAACCCAACCCATCCGACAAGTTTGCCATCAACTCGGCAAGTAATTAGCCTGTAAGACTTCTTTGCAACTGAGTACCTGCGCCAA